CCCCCGTAAGGGGGGAGACTTCTGAGTCTCACACTTTCGTGTGACTCAATGTACCAACCATAGCCGATGATATCTATATATCTAGGCAAAGGAGCCTTTCATGAAACGAGTAATTCGTCGCACGAAAGGTGAACGTATGCTCCGCAAGGAGTTATACGTTCACCTCCTCGACCTAGGCATAGAGGTATTTACCAGCCTGGGTGATACAGAACGGCGAATACAGAGAGGTCTAAATGCACCTAGCGAAGCAAAAACTAGCTTCGCTAAGCATCGACTTCTCTGCAAGGCCGCCTGGCTTCACCCAGCTGGATCGGCTTTGATGTACCTGCACTATAGGTTTGTATCCATGGAAAGGCGGATACCGCTGACTTTGGAGCGCTGGGATAGCAAATTAATGCTATCAACGCATTTCTTAGCTAGCGAAGCCTATGGTGGACGTTGGTCTGTATGCTTTACTCGAGAAAAGATGGACGCTTTGCGTTCATCTATTCAGAAGGGACATACGGAGCTAGCGTCGTGGCTTGACGTCTTACTCTCAGTTACTGAGGGTAATTCGACCAAGCTATCGAAAGTACGTCATTAATAGGGCTGGTATATATACCGGCTCCTGGCAAATATGCTAGGAGTAATCCTAACATAAATGACAGGGGAAAGCAAGTGCCATGGAGAAACAGGGAGTTTCGCACGATGGCTGTTGGCGTAAGGAATAGTACTTATTTCGAAGCCAACGGATCCATCAGAGAATCGACCAACTCTAATCAGCAATGGTTTGGTGAATCTGGGTCCATAAAGGACTTTGTGACACCAAATTTCAAAGCGTTAGTTAGGTCAGGCAAGATCGTCAACAATCCGTTAGAGCAGCTGAGTACGTTGCGCCAGTTGGTGACAACTACCTGGCAATCAACGCATCCAGACGGCTCCAAATGGGTATTTTCAGGCACCGATTCTCTCGGTTCTTGGAACCCATTCACACAACCTTCGGCGGATGCCTATTTTGGCACACCATCTGAGGTTGGGATAGATGACAATCAATTGTCAAACCTTGCTTCTCTTAACGCCCTCGCTAACGTTAGTTCGGCCAGTACTCTGGTTGGAGTAACGGTAGTGGAAGCTCGTAAAACCATCGGTACCATTCTTGGTACCGCTGGCGGGCTAGCGAAAGGTATTCAATCGCTTCTGCAGGGCAGCTCTAAAAAGGCTGTTTTGCAGGCCCTATTGGGATCTGCCTATAAAGAACAACGACGCCACAATTCGAAATGGGCTGCAAAGTCCGTTGCGAAGAAATGGCTAGAAGTTCGATATGGGTGGGTACCAATGCTTTACGATTTGGAGGGTACACTTGCGGCACTAAACGCGATTCATTATCCGCGTTTTACAGCCCGTGGATACGCCAATAAAGACGGATCCACTACAACCTTGGGTAACACCTCGGTTGACCCGTTTTGGGGTCATACTTTTGACTGGAAAGCAACCCAGACATATGATTCCAAGGCGCGGGCTTATGTGCTGTATTCGGTAGACGAAAACTGGTTCCGTGCGCACAAGCTTGGTGCTTTATGCACTTTGCAGACTGCGTGGGAGCTGGTTCCGTTCTCCTTTGTCGTCGATTGGTTTGTCGACATAGGTCAATGGCTTCAAGCCATTGAGCCGCGTGCCGGTATCAAAACCTTAAGTACCGGAGTTGCTGTGAGAAACGTATACAAGCGAACATCACTTGTTACAGCTGTTCATGCAACTGGAGGTGCACTCATCGGCCTGGTTGGGTTAAATGACCTTTACCAGACGAAGAGGACATCTAGAGTTACTGAACTTTCTCTAGCGCTCCGGCCTTACTTCGACGTTAAAATAAACGTCAAGCGAGCGATTGATTCCATAGCACTTTTCGTGCAACAGGCGTCAAAAGCTCGATAACGCAGGTTTTACTGGGAGTACAAACGGATGATTGACATCCAACTCGCGACCACGTTAGTAGCATCAACGGGAACTGGCTTTTTGTTTAAGCCATTTTCCAGCGATGCGAACTCCGCGGTTTACAAGCAGTCCGGTGCATCGGGTCGCCCGGCAACCCTCTCTTTCAAGAGGGTCCTCCCGAAAGTGGTAGGAACTTTTCCAGGTGTTGAGCGCGTAGAGGTGAAGTTGACGGAGTATGTTGTCGTCAACAGCATCGAATACGCGATCATAACCACCTTGGGAAGCTCCGTCCCTGTCCCGGTTGGCGCAACTGAACGCGCTAACCAGGCAACTAGGATGGGTTTGCTCGCGGCCATGGCGGTTTATTCCGACACGGTTAAGAGCCAGCTCATCCCTGTTTGACGTGAACCTCGCGGGCCTGGCTGAACTAGGTGCGTTGATGGCTCAGCTCCAATCTATATTGGATCTGATCACCAAACTTCTCACCGAGCTAGTCAAGTTCGTTATGGCACACGGTCAGGGTTAATCCTCTTTCTTTAAGGACAAGACGATGCAATTTCGTGCTAAAGTTCTTAAGAGGAAGCTTCTTGAGGCGTCAGCTGAGAAGCTGACACTCGAAGAGGAGGCTCTTATTATTTGGACCTCCTATAAGAAGCTAGTAATCGGTCTTGCTGACACCTTGAGCCCCAGCCTCGTGAATGAGGCTCTCCACTTCATAAAGAAGAGGGATGTGAAGGGCTTGTTGGATCTCACTGCAGCAGCTGCTGATCCACAGTTGTATGAATCAGCCGAGGCATTTTGGCCTCATGCAGTGATCGCAGCGTTTTTAGACAAATTTCCGTTTAAAAACGTTCCTGACCTTAATCCAAGGTTGAAGGCGTTGGAGAGGTCCGCGAGAGCGGAGTTACTCTGTCGCTTAACCAACCAAAGGTTATCCCACTTTCGGGGTCTAGAGTTCCGTCTGCCAACAAACAGGCGGAAGCTTAGCTGGATATATCATTCAGCTAGGCTAAAAATCTCCAGATGGTTAGGTCCGCTAGATTTGAATCAAATAGCGGATAATGCGAAGCATGGCCCGGGCGGCTGTCTTGGGGTGAAACGCCCTAAGACAACGAGGTACTATAAGTATGCCTCGGAGTCCTATTCGATGGCCGCGCGTTGTGGACCTTACGTCAGAGCGCTCTTTGAAACTAACCCGATATGGGTTAGATCATTGAGCAATCTGGGACCATTTGATTATGGTCCTCCTTTGGCACCAGAGATGGTATCAAAGATCTGTAAGGTTACTGATTACAATAAAGTGACTTACGTCCCCAAAACTGCCCTTACTGATAGGGCAATTGCGGTTGAGCCCATGCTGAATATTTATTTTCAGTTGGGTGTCGGCACTACTATCCGTGAGAAATTGCGGAAAGTAGGTTTAGACCTTAACTCCTCTTGGGAGCGAAATAAATTATTAGCTCACGAGGGAAGTTTATCAGACGATATTAGCAAGACCATCGCTACTAT